GATTGGCTTTATATTCATTGGAACAAATTTAGAGCCTATATATTTTTAAAAACAGTTTCTTTTACCCCAAAAAGTTCTATGTTTTTAAAAGAAACTATTACACTTAACCAATTAGAAAAGCAAATCCGATCCGTACTTAAGGGAAATGACTATTCCATAAATGAAGCTACTTTCAGTAAAACTCATGAAGATATCTATATAGATATAGAATCATCAAGAGGTATAAAAAATAAGTTGAGTATTAGTTTACATCCAGAAAGCAATGGACAGAGACTGATATTCAAGGCTGACTATCAATTAGCGTATAGAGATGTAAAAAAACAGTGGGACTCTTTTTTGTTACTAAGAGATAATCTGTTTTCTATTTATTCTAGGGAAGAAAGTAGCAAAGAACGGTTTGATGTAACCATTAAGACTGATAAACATAGGAAATATAATCCATTTTACAGAATGACTGTACGACATCTTGGAAAAAAAGAAGTAAAGAAATTTGATTTGCAATTTAAGGACAATGATCTATCGGTCAAAACTACCCTAAATAAGATTTATGGAACATCTAATAATCGTCAAGACATAGAAAAATTAATTAAAGAATATATCCCGTTGTCACGGTTGTGATAGCACTCCAATTTTCATTAGTGTTGCGATAGAAAATTCTAGCATCGGATATTCTCTTTGTTCGGAGATATCTGTCAAAGATGTGAAAGAGAGAATAGTACCAGACTGAGTCAGCATTATAGTTCTTGATTTACCCAATATATCCAATGTACCTATTATTTTTGTTGCTTCATCATTTTCCAAAGCTTCGATTGCTTCATCGTTTACATCGACCTCGTCTCCTGAAAACGACTTACTTGAGACACCAGCATCAGTACTATTAAAACTAACTCCTTTTGTTTGTGGCATCATGTTGGAAATTGCCATTAAATCAAATTTTAACGATGTATAATTAATATTTAGTGAATTGATTTTTTCCAATTCTTTTAAAAATTTTTTCGCTGTAGGAGTTGTTGTGGTCAAAAATAATAATTGATCAGTTTGCGAATAAAAAATATCGAATTCAAAGGCTTTTTGGTAATTGTCGTATTGTTGATATTCGTCAGCATCGGAGTTATATACCAAGATTTCATCGTCGATTGTCTTTGTGTAACTTCCTTTAAATTTAGTGTATACTTTTCCTTCTATGGTCAATGTTTGGCCAGTTGTTGTAATTGAGCCAATGGTAACATTGGCTTTTTTAATATCTGTAGTCCCGTTCGGTATTTCAAATTCAGAAACTTGTCTAACAGAAATAGAAGTAGCTCCCATAAGATTTTCTCCTTTTTAAAATTAATTTAACTACCAGTTAATCTATAAAACTCTTCGTTAACCATTGTCACGTTAACGATGCTTTTTTATTTCCCTCTATACACGCTCAGAGTCGCCAAACTTTGCGAGTGTGGGGCGTTTTTATTTTTGAATTAGGATAGCGATAATTGAAACCACAATTCCAATAATTGAAAGGAGAGATCCAACGGTTAATGCGATTAACCATTTTTTATTTTCTTCTTTCTCTTTTTGTTGTTCTAGTTTGAAATCAGAGAACATTTTTTCCATTCGAAGTCCCATATTTTCAAAACCATCACGCATTTCAGTTCTGAGTTGATCGGATTTTAAATCAACTTTTTCAAAACCGTGTTTGACGTCAGAGTTTATTTTATCTAACTTTAAATCGATTTCTGTCTTGGTATATGTATCATTTGCCATTCTTTGTTCCTCCATTTTTATATCTGATTCTATTATATCATTTTTTTGTATGGGTACAGTTTTCAATGAAGGTTTTGAAGCATAAATAGAAGTAATGTTTGATGCACCCGACTTAAAATTATTTTGTAATTCTGGCATAACTTACCCCTGTTTTATAAAAGAATGGTAACTATACGCTTCATCTAACTGATTTCCTTCCTCATCAGACAGATTGAAGTAAAAGTAAAAATCACTTGGTAATTGAATTGTAAAATTGAATTCAAAATGACCAGTAGCTTTTCCGTAATCATCTTTTAAATCTATAAACTCACTTTTAGGTATATTAATCCTTGTAGCATGGACTGGGTAATGTGTTCCGTTTTGGAAATAAGCATCAACAGATAGAACATAAGTTTTATCAGGTACTAGATTGAAGAAATCTAAGAAGGCAACTAGACCTGTTGAACCGGGGAATAAATCAAAATTTGTTACAGTTCCTAAAAGTTGGCCACTGTCAGGTTGTACAATCTTAATTGATGTCATTTTTTCTTTAAAAGGACTAGGCTTTTTATGAAAAATATTAGAGTTATCCATCAATTTCTCTTTTATAAAAGAATATTTAGTGGGTTTCTTGGGAAGTTCTGGCATTATTGTACTTTCCCACATTACAAAGTGTTTTAACGCTTCTTTGTCTTCATCTGTCAAACTTTTATTAGCTCGAGTATTATTATCTTTAATATCTGTATCAGTCATTTTTATTTCCTCATTCTTAACTTGTCAACTTATAAAACTCTTCCTGAATCATATCTTCTCCCCAGGTTGTTGAGATTTTGTGTCTTTTTGCAAACTGGAGCCAGTTGAAGTCTGACACTTCATACTGTGCGAGTTCTTCAGAGATGAGATGTCGAATCATGAAGCGGTCTGCTTCGTTTTCATATTTGTATAGCAGCCGTTTGTAATTGGCTGGGTCGTGGTTTATGTGCCCTAATTCGTGCAGGGTGACCTTTTCTCGCTCTTCCTGGCTAAGAATTACCATTGACATAAATAACGCGCTCATCAGGGAAATAGAAGCCTCTACGCTACCACATAGTTTCTGGGAAGAGATAGAGAGTGATCTGGTATTCGTCTAAGAGTTCATTTACTTTCAATATCCGATACCCCCAAAGAGAGTTTAATGATTTGTGCAATCTTGTCTACATCCTCGTCAGAGAGTGGCTTACCATCGAACAGGACAACACGTTCACGAAGATTTGACAAGTCGACCACACGGCCGTCTGGAGTAGTGACAGTATCCCCAGCGATATTCGGATTATCCGTGCGTCCAAGCAGGTAGTCTGTGGATACGTTGAAGTAGTCGGCGATTTCTTGTAATCTTTCAGCATTTGGTTTTTTACTCTTCATGCTATAGATTGTATTTCTGCTATATCCAAGTGTTTCTTCGAGAGAATTTATAGAAATCCCTCGTTTTTGGCAAAGTTCTTTAATTTTTTCAAACAAAGAAAACATTGATTTATCAGCCTTTCTAAGACATGACAAAAAATATTTAAACTTTTATGTGTAAAATCATTGACAAAACACAATCAATAGTCTACAATAGTTTTTGTAAGTAAGTTACAACTAAAAAAACAACTAAGAAATAAATTATAAAAATGTTTTGGCGAACGGTTTTATAGTTTTTGTTAGTGCTTTTTCTTATGTTTTTATTCTAAACAATAGATTGTAAAAAGTCAAGTGATAACACAAAAAATAGTTAAAAATTTAGTTGTTTCTTATTTACAAATTTGTAAAGAGGGAGGATAGGAAATAAAGGAAGAAGAAATAATCGAATTATTGAAATTCTTAACTACTGATTATGGACGAGGTTATCTAGCTGGATTAGTTGGTGGTCTTTCAATGATTTTGAAAATTTAAAAAAAAGCAGAGTAAGTTCTCCGCTTTCATCAAATTATTTTGATAGCTTATCTACAGCCTTTTGAAGTTCTGTGATTCCGTTAACTGCTTGAGTAAGTTTATTGATATCAAGTTCACCTGTGAAAAATTTTGAAGTGATATCTACTTGCTGGCTTTGTTTTAAGGAATCCAGTTTCAATTCATGCTCTTTTTCAAGTCTCTGTAATTCGCTTTCAGACTGTGCCTTTAATTCTTTTATTTTGGAATCGGTTTGATGTTTATTTGCGAGATAAACAAGAAACGCAGGGACGCATGAAGTTAAAAAAGTTATTAAAATTTGATTAGTGTCCATAAACTCACCTCCTTTCTGCTTTTATTATAGCAGAAAGGAGAGAGAAACAGTGAGGAGAAAATATGAGTCAACAACATCGCAAATGGATTGAGCTTGTAAAAAAGCGAATTGAAAAACTTAGTTGCTGCTAAGGAGGCTGCTGAAACTGTTTTTGTACTCTCAAGATTTAAGTAACTGTAAAACTGCAATTTAATTTATTGATTTACCCTCATTGTGATATGTTCATACTAAAAACCGCTCTGCTGAGCGGTTTTCGTCTATTCTTGCCTTTTTACAATACCCACGTACGGATGGCATGGGCAACGCCAGATTCGTCATTTGTTTTGGTGATGTATTTGGCGATTTTTTTGAGTTCTGGATTTCCATTTTCCATAACAACGGGGTTGCCAACGACTTCGAGCATGGCACGGTCA